GCAATTGGTTCAATCATAAAATGGGGAGCGAATGTTGTGAAATGGATTGCAACAAATGTACCTACTTGGATTGAGAGCATAACGAAGTTCTTCTCCGAGCTTCCCGGTAAGATTTGGACTTGGCTTGTAAGCACCGTTACAAAAATAGTGCAGTGGGGCATCGAGATGCAGCAGAACGCCTCTACAGCGATTCAGACCATGATTAACTCGATAATCACCTTTATGCAGCAGTTGCCGGGGAAAGTTTGGACATGGTTAGTAGATACGGCAAATAAGCTGAATCAATGGAAGCAAGACCTTGTATCCAAAGGTACCGAGGCGGCTACAGGGCTGTTCAATGCTGTAGTTGACGGAATTAAAGGGCTTCCGGATAAGATGGTATCTATCGGTAACGATATAGTTTCAGGCATTTGGAACGGAATCTCGTCCGGCTGGAATTGGCTTACTAGCAAGGTTCAAAGCCTTGCGGAATCCCTTCTGGAAGGCGCAAAGGACGCCCTTGGCATTGCTTCACCTTCAAGGGCTTTCCGTGACGAGTTTGGACGCTGGATTCTTCCCGGAGCAGAGATAGGTATAGAAAAGTCTATGCCAAGCGCCTTAAAAACCATGAGGGAAAGTGCAACGGCACTCCTAAATGAAATGAAAGGCACCGTATCAGCCTACAGCGGTGAGATTGCGTTATCTGCAGGAGCGTCAGAAAGCCGAAGGGCTTTTTCTGCCGGAGGAACATCGGTATATTACGATAACCGAATCGAACAGACAAATAACTACCATGAAGCAGTGCCTGCTCCGTCGGTTGTAGCAAAAAATCAGCGTGAGGCGATTCGTAATATCGTCGGAGGTGTGAAATAATGGCAAATCAGATTAGAGTGGTTCTCTCGTGTAACGGGAGGACCCTTACTTTTGGCAAGGACAGTGATATCGACATCACGAAGATAACCGGGCTAGAGAGTTCGGATATCGAAATCAGTAAAAGCGATAACGCCCTTGTAGACGGCGAAACCGTAGACGGACTGAAGATAAAGGGCAGACCAATACATATCGAGGCCTCTTTTCGGGATTTAAAGAACAATAAAGAGAACAGGCAAAATCTGATTAAGTTCTTCAATCCAAAGTACACGGGAAAAGCACTCATTGAGTATATGGGTGTATCAAGAAACATTGAATACAGGCTTGAAGGCTGGACTTTTAAAGCAAAGGCTTCACTCGAGGCAAGGCTGGCCATTGTCGTGGATTTATATTGTCCGGATCCATACATGCTGAATATTGATAACTTCGGGAAAAACATGGCTGCATACACCCCCTTGTTTGCTTTTCCTTGGATAATCACCGCTAAAAAGGTTACAGGGCTGAAAAGACCGTATTCCGGGCTTGCTTTAGGAGGACGCGCAGCAGGATATAGAACGCTGCATAAAGAAGTGGCGCTTTCCAATGATGGTGACGTACCTACCGGTGTGATTATCAAGTTTGTAGCTACAAGGGGGCCAGTAAGCAATCCTAAGATTACAAGAACAGGAACAGGGCAATTTATGAGGGTAAAGGTGGAAATGGCCAAAGGGGATGTTCTCGTAATTGACACCAATGAACGCCATCAGATCGTTGAACTTAACGGAGTGAATTGTTATCAGCGTGTGGATAGAAGGTCTGAGCCGTTCCAGCTTGATGTAGGGGAAAATTATCTTGAATATGCGGCGGATACGAACTATGTCAATCTTGATGTAAATATCTACTATACGCCTAAGTATTTGGGGGTGTGATATGCAAGTTTATATTCTCGATAAGGATTTTCAGACTATCGGAGCTATAAAAGTTTTTAATTCTCTGATATGGACACGCCGTTACTATGAGCCGGGGGTGTTTGAGTTTCACACCTCCTCAAGCTTCTTCCCCTTATTTAACTCCGGCAAGTATATATGTCGTAATGATCGCTCTGAACTTGGAGTAATTCGGGAAGTTAATTATGCGCAAACAGATAAGGGGGAGCGCTCAGCTTACTGTAAGGGTTACTTTGCAGAGAAACTACTGGATGATAGAGTTCTTCAGTCCCCAGTAAATATATCCGGAACTCCGGAAGACATTGCCCTTGCTCTTGTGGATGGAATGGCCATTCATCCGGCAAACTCCGGGCGAGTTATTCCGCGGCTAGTCCTTGGGACTCGTAAAGGACTGGGAACAAGGATTACATTGCAGACCACAGGAGACAAGCTGGGGGAAAAACTGTATGAGACAGAGCAAACACAGGAACTTTCTCACCGCATTATATATGACTACGAGAGGAACACACTTACCTTTGAATGCTGGAAGGGGCTTAATCGCACGGAGAATCAGGAAGAAAACTCCCCTGCGATTTTCTCCGACCGTTTTTACAATGTGAAGTCTGCGATATATGGACGAGACGAGAGTTCTTATGCAAATGTCGCTTATGTTGCCGGTGAAGGTGAAGGAAATGCAAGAACTATTGTCGAAGTAGATATCCGCACAGATTTGGCAGAAGAGCGCCGAGAAATATATGTGGATGCCAGAGATTTGCAAAGCGAGTATCAGGACGCGGGCGGGTCAAAACGCGCCTATGATTCTGCTCAATATCGCGCCATTCTTAGGCAGAGAGGACTGGAAAAGCTTTCGGAGTACTCAAAGATTGAGACAGTTCACTCAGATATTGACGCCGGCGCTAATCTCGTATATATGAAGGACTTCGACCTAGGAGACCTTTGTACATATCAAAACATGGATGTCGGAATCGAGTGCGACGAAAGGATAACCGCAATCCAAGAGGTGTACGAAGGGGCAAAAATGACCTTGAATGTTACCTTTGGCACAGATGAGGCAACAACTATCACGAAGATTATAAAAAGGGAGGCAAACTAAATGCTAAGATACGGTTATTTCGATTCAGAGATTATCGGTACGGATCCGGAAGGAATGCCGATATTCGACAGGGCAGAAACATCCGACCTATTTCGATTACTATTTGCAAAGCTTGTCAGTAATGGGGTTCTTGCTCAGCCCGGGGATTGCTTTCAGGTTATTGCGTCGGAAGGGCTAA